CAGAACCATCTATAAATAAATTATCAACATAAGCACTACTATCACTTTTTAAATTCCTAAAAATAATATCTTGTCCTGCTGTTTGATTAGCAATATATAAATCATCATTATAAGAATATATATTACCATCTTTACCTGCACCAAATCGTATTGCAGATAAATCGTCTTTAAGCCAAATATCGTGATTAAATATTGCAGTTCCAGCATCTGACATATCAAATTGAACTGCATTAATAGATGCACCACCATCGTTACCTCTAATAAATACATCTTGGTCTGTGCTTACTGCACCTACATATAATGGACCATTATAAGCATATATATAATTAGTATTTCCTGTATGGACCAATCTTAAATCGTTATTTTGTCCTATGTATAAATTTTGACCATCATTAGGTAAGTGTACATTACCAATTTCACTTCCATCAATTCTCATAGCAGTAAATAAAGTACCAGCATCATCTACTCTAAAATACATATCTCCATTATCGGTAGTATTATCTATGTACAAATTCCCAGTTCCATTTGTAATGTTTCCATAAGAACCATTGTGGAATATTTGCAAATCTCCACTATCTCCAAATGTTGCACCTATACTATCAGGAAATCTTACAGAACCTTGAAATCTTGCAGTTCCATTAACATCTAACTTATAACTTGGTGAGTTAGTTCCTATACCGACATTACCTTGATAATCTACTCTCATTCTTTCTGCTAAAGATGCACCTGCATCTCCACTACCTGTGTCTGCATTGTTAGTATAGACTACAAATGCACCACTACCTTCTCTTTCTAATGAATTAGCATCTGCATTTTGTCCTACCTCAGCACCAATTCTTACTTGTGGTGTTTCATTAGAATTGTCATCAAGTAAAGCAAAGTCTATAAATGTTTTTTGCTGAGATAGATCAATACCCACATCATTAGTTAGCTTTAGTAATGTAGTTCCTGTTGTACCAGTAGTTGATGTCTCTTTTGATATATGTAATAAAGTTCCATCAAAAGTAAGATTAGATTCTACACTTGCTACACTTGCAGAATTATAAGTTAATAATCCATTATTTGTAGATCCTGACATTTGAGTTGCAGGAAAAGATGATAATACAAAATCTGCTGATGATCCTGACCATGCAATAAATTTATTGGTATCATTTAATCCAAGAACTGATGTATCAATTTGAGCAATATCATCTAAAACAGGATCAGAAGCTTGTTTATTATTAAGCTGTGTTTGAATGTTAGAAGTAACACCATCTAAATAATCAAATTCAGTATTAGTAACACCAGTAGCATGTAATGTATCTAGATAATTTAATTCTGTGACACTTCCTGTATATCCATCTAAAACATTTATCTCAGCAGAAGTAGAAGTGATTCCTAAATTTGTTAATGCATTTGTTTTTTGTGTAGAAGTTAATCCTTGAGAAGCGGTATCTATTCTTAGTCTATTACCTAAAGATGTTGCTGTAGTTGTAGCAAAGTTTGGATCATCACCTAAAGCTGCTGCTAACTCGTTTAATGTGTCTAATGTACCAGGTGCAGAATCTACTATACCTGCTACTTGTGTATTAACATACGATTGCGTGGCAACAGTTGAATCAATAGCAATTGTTAAACTACCTGATCCAGTTACATCAATACCAGTACCACCAGTTAATCCTGTTATAGCACCAGTAGCAACTAAATCTATTGTATTATCAGATGTTTGATAAGTTACATCTATGTTAGTTTCTGTATTACCACTAAACATAGCACCAACAGTATCTTGTATAAATAAGCTTAAGGTTTTAGATCCAATAAATAACTCTGTTGCAATTTTTACTTTATTACTTGCAATTTGTAGATCACTTGCAGTGCCATCTCCATCATATAATACACGAAGAGTACCATCAATTCCACCGGTTTCTCCAGTATGAATTAATTGTACATATCCCTGATTTACAGGTGTATTTCCTAAATTTGTATTACTACTCATATTCCTAATTCGTCAGTACTTAATTCTTTTCTTATATGCTTATCAGACATTTTTTTTGTGCCTCGGCCTATATCATCAGAAATAATTGTAGGTTTACTTATAAGACGTGTTAATGTTCCATCTTCATTACAATCATGTATATTTTTATTACATTTTGTTAGTTTTGGTTCAGTCATACTTTGCACTGTATCAAATCTTTTACCACAACTGCATTTATATTCATATATTGGCATGTATATCCTCTTTTTTCTTAATATTAATGGTAAATACAGGCCTATATAATAATAGGCCCATATTTAACCGTTTTTCAATTACCCTTATGCAGGATTTTTGAAATTAACAACGCCAAGTGCTTGATCGTTGTTAGCGTGTGATTTCATGCTACCAAATAACATGTCCACAACAACTCTAGTTGCTAGATGATCAATATCATAGGCAGATTGACTTCTTACGCCAAACTGTTCAGCAAAGTAAACAGATTCACGTTTGAAAACACTACCTGATACTGCTGTACCGCCTTCAGACCAGTTAGTTGAAGGTAATACAGGCATACCATAGATGCTCATTAATTGACCTGAAGCAATTGGAGCTCCCTGTCCTCTTTCATTAGCCTTGGTAAAGTCGCCTTGACCCATTAAGCCCATGTACGCTTTAGGATTTGCATAAAAGAATGTATCTCCGTCAGTGTAGTCATAGTTTTGATCAAGTAATAACTCTAAACCACTTCTTAATTCAGCAGGTAAAATAATATCGTCAGTTGCAAGTGTTACAACATTTGATGTTCCAGCTTGTAAAGAAGTTGCTATATTAGCCTCTACAGCTTTAGCAAGGGAATAACCCATGCTTTGAGCGTATATATTGAATAAGTCCTGAGATGCTTGCACTTGTGCAATATCTTCAATTCTTTTTGCTTCATATACGTGTTGATCTAATACTAATACTCTTTCTTCTTCAGTATTAGCATCGTAAGTTACTGCTGTATCAGCAGATTTTGATGCATGTGTGTCTTCTTGCACTTTAGGGATATGAATTCTGTCCCCGCCCTTAGCCATTGATGATAAATCAGTTACTTGATTTCTAAGTATCATTCTTTTTTCAGCATAGTCTAAAATTGCGTCCGACCATAGTTCAGCGATAAAAACATCAGCTTTACCACCTGTTCCTGTTACATTAGCCATTTTTTATTCTCCTTAAAAGTTTAGCTTTTTTTATAACCATCGATTATCTGACTCCAGAGATTAGGGTTTTTTCTTGCATCCATTTTTTCTTGTTCAGACATATCTGCCCACGAAGCATTTTTTGCAAACTTACCACTTTGTGTAACCTCTTTTGCGTCAGGTACTTGCACTTTACTTTTACTCACACTTTCAACGTGCTTTTCCAATTTAATCGTAGATAAATCTTCGTAAATTGTTTGATCTTCTTCTGAAAGTTGAGACAGCAGATGTTCACGTCTTTGTTTTTCTTGCACTTGAAATTGTTCAACAACAGGTTTTAATTGTTCGTTTTCATTTTTCACGCTTTCATACAAAGATTTATATTCTTCTTTTTCTTCAAGTTGCTTTGTTTCTTGAAGTTTCAGATTTTCTTTGAGTTCGTTTAACTCAGCCTCTGCTGTTTGGGCTCTTTGACGGTACTTTTTACTCTCTGCAATGTATTCGCCAACTTCTGGTGTTTGACCAGTTACTTCCTGTGTAGGAGCTTCCGCTACTGCTTGTTCTTCTACTATTTTATTTTCTTCTGACATTCTGTCTCCTATTATAGTTTCGTATCTTTAGATATATATTCTTTTAAGCGCGGTTGAATCAATATTTCATCAAACCGTTCTTTAATATATTCTAAATTCTTTTCTGAAAAATTATATATGTCATAACCACGCGCCTGATTACCTAATATTAAATCATGCGATTCAGGTCTATATTTAATCAATGCTGATGTCGCCGTTCCGGCTGGTTTCATTTGACGTAATGTTTTTCCAGTTAAATTCATATTTACAACACGTGTTTCTGTATTTGTAGATTGTCCTTTATAAGCTTTTAATTTTTTACCATCTGTAAAACGACGCATACCATTGCGTTTGTATCTTGCATATTGTGCATTATACTTTGTTCCTGTAGGACCTAATGCTGCTGATGACCCTTGATATAAACCACCGGCTGCATCTAATCTAATTCTTTCAATAGCATCTTGTGCTAGTCGTGTCATTGTTTTACGTTGTAAGCGTAATAATTTTTTAATCTCGCCTTTTTTGTACTTTTTCATGATACTTTTATCCAATCATGCCTACAATTATAGCCTCCGCGGTCTACAAAACCACGAAATTGTGATTTATCTTTTTGCGGCGGTATTTTTAGCTCATCTATTTCTTTTTTCGTTAAAGGTCTACGAAATTTTTGTAAAATTTGTTTACAAACGTCTCTTGTATTACCGTCATTTGGTCCGGTGTATATAAATTTTGTTTCTGAAAACTCTTCATATACTTTTGCTTTTACAACATGGTCAAAACGTGCAAATGCGTCATTAACTAAAAATTTAAATCTACTAGTTGTAATAAATTGCCCAGGACCAAAGTCTACTTTCATTGTACTTAAAATTTCATCAACTGATTCTCTAGCGATCAATGAACGCAGCATTGTATTTTTTAATTGCGTACTATATTGCCTTACGCTATCTGTTAAATAATCCATATCAAATGATTTCATTTGTTCTAATGCAATAACACTAACTGACGATACTTGTCCTAATTGTCTTTTTGATAATTCACTGAATACTAATGCTATTTCATCATCATATACATTAGAAACTCTACTAATTAAAGTTGAATAACCAAGTGTGTTCATTTCATCAAAAAAGTCAATTTGGTCACCTATGCGAAGCAATTCAACATCGCTTAATTTACTTAACCCAACAACGACTTTTTCAAGCTTACCAATTAGCTCTTCTTGAATTTTTGTTAATTCGTCAATATAAAAATCTAATTTAGCCAACACGCTCTCCTATACGGTCAAGTATTGATTTTGTTGTATCTTGTTCTTCAACATTTTGATTTAATTCTTCAATTATACCGTCTAGTTCTTCATCTTGTAAATCAGGGTTTTTCTTACGTAAATAACTTTTACGTGTTTCAAGGTCATTTTTAAATGCCCAATCGTAATACTTTATTTCTTCATCTTGACTCATTGGTACTTCTCGCTCTGCAAAGTCGATACTAAATTGTTCAGTGAGATTAATACCAGCTGATACTTCACATATTCTTTCAGCTATCCTAAATTGTTCTTTTTCAAACGGTCGATATATTTGTTCAACATCACTTCGTAGTGCGTCCATTAAATCTAGTTCAGACATTTTTTTTGACAAGCCTGATTCTTGTCCGTTATCAGTCCAATTAATTCGTACATTGTTGGATTGTGCTATACTATCTACCATATACTTCGTTGATTCAATCATTCCATTAATGTTTGAATTTGGCGTAGCGTAACTAAAGTTTGCTCCTTCTGGTAATACCAATGCTTTGTCTTGTCCCATACTAATACGCTGCTCTGTATCTAAACCTGTAAATACTGGCTGGCCTAATCCATAACGTCCATGAAGGGCTAGCTCTGTAAGTAAGATATTAATGCTACGCATGCCATCTACTAAATCATCGGCACCAGACCTGAAATAGTCTCTTGTAAATGGGTGTCTATGCGCGACCGCAAATGGAATTATATCGCCGTAAGGATTCTTATCATCAGGAACAATTGATGTTATCTTACCACGACTTGAAATTATAAAATGTTTTCCTTCCATATCTTCAGTATCTTTTGACCAAAACATATATTGAGCATCTTCTGTTCTTGCTTGCAATTGTGATTCTACTTGCCACATTACAGCAAATGGTTCGTCTTCATTTGGTTTAAAGAACGGTGTAAAAAAGTGTATAGGTCTATATTTTAATTTCTGTTCTTTTTCGTCCCAACGTGTATATAATCCTTCAGAGCCCAATAAATACACCAACTGTTCGAATTGTTTCATAAATGAATCCAAATTACCAATGACTTCATTGTATTTGTCATTATAACGAATTGGGGCCTGCTGATACACTAAACAACGTCGACTTATAATGTTTCGTACAAGATTAATGTACATAGGTGGTATCTGCGATAGGGACTCTGAGTTAAAATATTCTCTTAAGTCTTCTTGAAGGTTTATGCCTTCATAATAGTCTAATAAACGCTCTCTGGACTCCATTTCTCTATCATGGCCGTCCTTTATAGTGTCCATAAGTAGATTATAAAGCATTTTTTCAGTTAAATTATAAATAATCATGATTCGTACCTTTTTTCATAAAATTCTTCTTGTGTTTCGTTTGTTAAATAGTTTTGCATAAGTTTTTCCGCTTTTGCTTCATTTTGTTGTTGTATTTTATGACCACCATACAACGCAATAAGCATACTTACTAAGATGCCAGTTAAAAGACCTAAGATAAAAGTTACCATGGTATTGAATCTCCTCGTCCTTTGAATCCAAAACGGTATTCAATCACATACATTAATGCATCAAGAAAATGCGATAACGTTTCGGTCTTTACAATACGACCTTCATCAACTGTTGTTAGTTCTAGGTCTCTTATTAGGTTCTTACACTTTGGGCTTATGAATAGTTCATGTTCGCCTTTAGCATTCTCAAATTTTTTATTCAATGCATTTAAACGGTCTTTTTGGGTGGGGTTTGCTTTACGACTTATAACACTAAACCCAGCTTCTCGCAAAATTGCATGGTCCGATTTTGTACTATTGCTAGTTCGGGCTTTTCCTGCTGGGTCTGGATAGACTGGAAGATTAGGTCCTTTAAGTTTCATTAGTTTAGCAAGTTCGAATGTATTGCTATTTTGTAGGCCTATCTCATCAAATACAAATATTGTGCCATCAATTAGTTGACACATTTTAACTGCCGTCATAAAGCTTGATACCCCAAAATCAACTCCCCAGAATTGTCTTGTTGAAATATCCATATTTTTTGCATGTATATCTCGATTGAAATTATAAGCGGCTTTGTTCTGCGCGCTTTCAAAGTTTGCTTCGTATTCTTGTCTGAATGTTCTTGCATCTAAATTCTTTTTGGCATTCTCGATTTCTTCTTCGTCAATGAATCCGCCTTCTAATGTTGTAAACTGCCAGCTCTTTAATTGGTCATTTGTTGATTGACCTTTAACAAACATATCATAGAAGTGATTCTGTAAACCGTTTGGCGTTCCTACGAATAAGGCTTCTGCTTTGTTCTGTACGCACATTGGTTGGATTACTTCGCTCCATACTGATTCTTTCATAAATGCATATTCGTCTAATACTACTCTGTCCAAACTTACTCCTCGAATCTTATCGGCTGACGCATCAGCTCCTTTTAGTTCTATCGTCGCTCCATTATCCAATGTAATGCTTAATTCTGTTTCGTTGACCTTTACTGGCATGTGTTTAAAGAATCCTTTTAAAGTACTCCATGCAACCATCTTTGCTTGTCGATATGTTGGGAATACTACCCAGCGCTTCTCATTTGGTTTGAATTCTGGTCTTAGCAGCCATATCAAACTAAATATTGTTTTGCCCCAACGTCTTCCTGAAACAATACACTTCAGCCTGTGGTCATCTTCTAAAATCTTTTGGCGTATGTCATCTATCACTAATTCCATAATGCATTAACCTTTAGAGGTCTATATGGGCTCCATATTTGGTCCTTAAAGGCATCAATTGAACTAATTGCTCTTATCTACCTTAGAAGCTATCTGTAAGACCTGTATTGGCTCATTGCTTTCAGCCTTAACAGATACGGCCTGATTAGGTCTACCGAGTATACGGTCCGCCAAGAAATTGACCGCTGTCATATTTCCATCTAATGCTTCATCATATACTTTTGCTACAACCGCTTCAAGCATTGTCTTTTTATCGTTACCTTCTAGGTTCGCTAAAGCTCTTATGTGTTCGTTCAATGCAAAGTCTTTTTTAGGTCTTCCGTTCGGATTCCCGGACTGTCCCTTCTTCCATTGATACTTCTTTAAATGTTTCTTATCGTCCATCGCTGTTTGCTTATTGTTTATCAGTTTCGAAATAAATCGAAAGCCATCTAAATAAATAGGGCGAAAAGTCTACAAATAATGAATAAATAAGTGTAAAGTAAGCTTTACATTTCGATCAAAATTTGGAATAAGGGTTAGGACCCTGAGGTGAACCATATTTGGTTTAAAGTTGGTCCAAATGTTTTTTTTCTAAAACTATGTACAGTTTGCATGGTTAT